ATAGGCTCCATGCCCATGTTAATGAGAGCGTTGTTGGTGAACTTGAAGATGTCTGAGTCCTTCATCTTTGGAGCCGGGATGAAAATATTCTCGGACTTATCCACAAAGAACTTAGCCATCAAGTGTGCTTGAGGGTGAACGATAATGAAGACGATATCCTTCTTAGTGAGAGCCAGCCACCGAAGCATGAAGTACGCATCGGTCTTGTTGAACTCTCGCTCTGTAATATGAAGGATACCTTTCTCCTGCCACTTACGTAGGTCGATGATCTGCTTAGGTGCTACCACTCCAGGCAACTTAACTAGCTCATTGCTTAGTTGCTTAGTCATGAGACAACGTAAGTTAGAACCAGGGCGTACGCCATAGTACTCGCAGTTGTAGTAGAACACAACCTTGATATCTTCTGCCTTGATAGGTACTCGGTCGAATATCTTAGGCCGAGGACCCATCCGAGAGAAGGCATTGTCACTAGAACTTTGCATTAGCCTTGGCATTCTCCTGTTCTAGTTTCGATAGCTTGATTTCATCGGCTGTCATTTCCTTGAGCACGTACGTCTTGGGGTCAAAGTACAGGTGTCCAGCAGGCCCAGTAGTGCCAGCAAATCGATTGCCGCGAACCAATAACTTAGTTGTGTTACGTTCATCTTGATCGTCTGCCTCAATGTTACGAGACAGATGGATGATCAAGTCCGCTACCTTAGCGATGTTACGAGAGCCACGAGTTTGCCCGTTGTCATTAACGTGAGAAACTAGGAACAGTGTAAACTGTAGCTCTCGTGTCATCATAGCTAGGCGAGTAGAGATATAGTCCAGCTTCTTACGCTCGTCTTCATCCTCGAACCCTGTCACCAACATGGTGATGTGGTCTAGGAATACGAACTTGCAATCACACACCGTGACCATGTAACGAATGATACGTAGGATTTCGTCAGGATCGTCTGATCCGAAGTGTGAATAGAAGTGGACACGATCATCCCGCTTAGTCAACTCAGCATACTTCTTAGCGATATCATCATTGGAGAACCCACCATCGGGAAGATGAACGGGTGCTTCAACCTCGTAGCCTACTAGGCCACAGATGGCACGGCGTTCCTTTTCCTCCAAGTGTATGATACCTAAGTTGTAGTCAGTTGTCTTAACAAGATGATGTTCGATAGCCCGCATCACTTCTGTCTTGCCGATTTTTTCTTGGGCAAGAAAGAGATTGACCTCATTTAGACGGATACCCTTAGTGAGATCATTCAGTGTAGGAAAGGGATACGATGCAACAGTAGCACTGGACTGGTCGTCATTAAGCGCTTTGAGTACCTGAGCGTTCGATGAGATAATGTTCTTTGGACGAAACCTATCTGCATTCTGAACAGCCTTAGCAAATTCCGCTATGCGGTTAGCGACAAGGTAGTCGTTCGCATCCTTTAGCCCATCGGCCACCGGGACATAGAGTACCTTGTTGATATCAAAGAGCCGTGCGATTTGTTGCGCGGCATTCCTTCCGGGCTCATCATTGTCCAAGCACAGGATAATCCGATCAAATCCGTTAAGGTACTTGATCGACTTAGCACAGTCCTTGGCTGCGGTTGCTGCGTTGCGTACTGAGACACAAGGGATGGTACCGCCTAGCATCTGGTACGCAGAGAGAGCATCCAGTTCTCCCTCGGTAATGAGTACCTCGCGAGCCATGCCTGCCGTGAAGATGTCTTCTCCGAACAGTCCAGCCTCAGAGATCAAGCCAGTAGATCGGAAGTCCTTGGTCACCAAGTCTCGATACTTCTTAGCTTGCTTACCGTAGGGGTAGACCATGTACTTAGGTGTATCCGAACTATCAGTCAGGACACTCACCCGATACTTGCGCATGGTATCTGTTGATACGCCACGAATAGGGCGTAGTGTTTCTTTCATCCCAGCATAGGGATCGTATTCTACAGGAGGCTTGGGCATAGACTTAAAGGGGTCCATGAACTCGGCAGCCTTATCGTCTTTGATTGTTATCTCCAATCCGTCCTCCTTTGTGTATGTGTTACATGAAAAGCAATACCCGTGACCGTCATCATACGTAGCGTAAGCATCAGACGATGGGCAGTTGGGGCAAGGCAATCCACTCTTGACTAGCTTAGAGCTTGTATTCATCAAGCATCTTCTCGAATGCTAGCGCGTATTCTTCTACAGTTCCGCCTTCAATACCTGGAGCAGTGTTGACCTCACAGACGTAAGCCTTCTTGCGCTTCTCGTTCCACAAGATATCAACACCCGCAAAGTCTAGGTGAAGTACATTACGAACAGCGTCAATGGCTGCGTCAAGCACAGCCTTAGGTACATCCTTCAAGTCTTCACGTTGGAAGATGAAGCCATTGTCGTGCGAACGTACCTCCCAGCCTTGTTCCTTAGGCTCAGCACCCTTCTTCATAACCTTACGAGAGCAAGCGATAGCCTCTCCATTCACCACATGCACACGATACTCGTGCTTCTTAGGTACGTACTTGGTGAACAGGATGAACCGATTCTTATCCTTTGCAGTCTCAAGGTCTTCAACAGACCGAAGCACAGTGATACCATCGCCGCCCGTACCTGTAGCAGTGGTACGAGCAATGACCTTGCAGTCATCTTCAAGCCACGTAGCAGCAACGCAAGGGTCTTGCGTCCACTCAAGGTTCCACTCTCGCTTATCGGCTAGCTTGAAGAAAGCAATCTTGTCTACTGCATTAGGAATGAGATCAGCAGGGTTAATGATCTTACCCTCGACAGCATCAAGCTGACGCTTGACGGCAGCAGATGGCTTACCCCAGCAGATGTACACCTTGTCACGCCCACGATTGCGGAATGCTTTAGACGTGCCATCAGTGCGTACCTTAAGCAAACCGAGACGCTTAGCCAACAAAGCTAGCCCATCAGAAGGGCCATAAGGTACGAAGAAAACTCTCTTAGGATTCAACATTACTCGATCTCGTCTTCTGGTTCGTCATCTTCAAAGTCAGCTGGAATTGGAACGTCGGCCTGTATTGGTTGGAAGTCATTCAAGACAGCAGCTATGTCATTTTCAACAACGGCGCCACCATCATTCAGTCGCCACGCTGGCTTAGGTACATCGTTGTATTTCTTTTTCTTGGCGTCGAACCGCTCGGCAATGCCTTGCTCAAGCTTGGCCCAATCACCACAGGCGTAGGCTATGGATAGAGGATAGGTAAGCTCAGTATAGAAGTACTCGAACGCCTTGTCCACATTGATAACATCAAAGAAGTAAGGAGTCAATAGCTTCTTGTAAAGAGTTTTCTTATCGTCGTTCTTATCTACCCAATCAAAGAACGCATGAGGATTACCGAACTCGATAGCAAGACTACGCATGTGATCGATCTGATCAATCCAATTACCGATGCGCTTGTCATCCAAGACACTATCAAGAGAGCGGAACTCAAGAGTGCCGAACTTGTAGACAGTAGCTAGGTTGAGACCAGAATACTTACAGCTGTCTGCACGATAGGTAGCAAACAGATTGTCAAACTGTGGCTTGCCGATTGCCTCATTGCGAATGGCGTTAACCGACATACCGACAAGACGAGTAGCATCCTTGAGACGCAGGCAGAAGTTGTTACCAACACGAGACTTGCCGCACCACTCAGTAAGCGGTGCTTCGATAGCCCAATAGATGCACGCCATCGTCCACACCTGGGACGTGGTGAGATCACGTACGTTACTATGCACATGAGTGCCAGCACGGGGGCACCCATTGTCGATGCCCTTGATCTTGAGCAATCTATCAATGATGGTGCTGATGTTCTTCTTAGCTACGTCCTTGCCGTAGGCTCCGTTAGTAACGTACTCGATACCGAAGTTACGTAGTGACCCATCGTGCTTAGCATCGAACACGGTACCAGCACACACGTCTCGTTCAAAGTAAGGAACCTTGCTCTCTGTTTCAATCTCTACACCAAAGAGAGCGCCATCGTACCCCTTCTTACCGAAGAAGATCAGATCGTTGATTGTCTTAGCTTGCTTAGGCGATGCTGACATGGGGAATAACTCCACTCTTAGCAATCATGTTGAGCATGAAGCGACGAGGCTTTGAGCTAGTAACGAACTTGCCCGTGGTTGGATTGTACTTAGCGATGCGACGATCAAGGTGATACAGGTAGACCTGAGTTTCATCTTCGTCATCGAGACCCTTGACAAGAGCATAGTTCTTATTGAATGCGATGCAAGCGTTGGCTTTCTTAGCCTTCAAGATAAAGGCGTGAGCCTCATCAAAGGAAGGATAACGATTGTAGATCATGTCACGGAACTTCTCGTGAGACTTACCATCGTAGTACACCGCAGGCAGGTACGAAGTGTTGCCACTACCAGGACGATTGATCAGCACGTTACGAGGATCGATGCCGACGTTAGAGTTGCGCTCAGGATTACGACCGCACAATACAGTAACCTCATTCTCCTTGTCGTTGAGGAACCCCAACTCATAGGGAATAACTTGGAACTCATTGGCTGTGTAGTCTACACGCTGCATCTTATCAGGACTGCCTAGCGGATAGATAGTAACCATTTCATTATACTTGTTACCGAGAGCAGGACGACTAGCTATGCAGCGAAACAGATCACCACTGTAAGTGATCAGCGCTCCGGATAGTTTCTTGTGTGCATCTTCAGGAGTAGCAAAGGGAACCATCACACCACCAAGGGTTGACCGATACGAGAACGCATAGGACCAAGGGAGTACCCATCATAGATGGCGTCCTTGACCTGCATGTGATACAACTCACGAGATCGGGCAAGCGAACCAGCATCAGAGATGCGCTTCATGTATTGGCTCACGTGGTGCAGTGTCTCGCTGTACACTATGCGCGGTGCACAGTACTTCTGATACAAGTTGGGGTCTTCAGCAATTTCAATTGCGCGCTTCACCGAGCCGAACAACCAGGGCCACAGCTTAGGGTGACGCAACCAAGCATTGCTAAGAGTGCGATACTCCATGCCGTACCTCTTAGGACGGAAGCAACCAGGGTTGCCGTACATAGTAGAACGCTGCTTGTCTGTGTCCCACAAGTTACGGTGTGGCAACAGCACAGTATCAAGAGCGATGGCCAAGGTGCAGCAATCCTCGACGTGTTGCTGATCAGTAACGTCATCAACCTGATTAAGCTTACCAAGGTATCCTACGTGCAGATGGCCGGAGCCAGTACGCATAGGCAACTTGTTGTCTGGCTTCTTGTTGGCCTTGCCCTCATTGTATGCGTCGAAGTCAGGCTCACACCCAAGTTCGAGAGCGTGCTCGGGCAACGTCTTCATGTACGCGGTTGAGAAATTAGCAACAGGATCGAAAGCAAATCGAAGGTGCTTGTCCTTAGCGAAATACTCATTACGGATATCACTAAGGGCAGCTCGGAGATTGTCCGAGAACTCTTTAGCAGATGACGATGCTGGGATATTGAACTCAACTGCAAGACCATCTGCCTGAATCATGCCACCGTTCTTGAGAGGAACAGGGTTAGCCTTGGTTCCAGGCACACGATCATGTGCGCTGATGTACTCTTTCTTGTTTTGATCAAACAAAAAGAACTCAGGGTCAGCGCCGACCTTGAGATACTTAACCATTCTTATCTCTCCAATACTTTGGCTTGATCTGTAAGGCGTGATCATCGTAGCCGATGAAGCTCATCTTGCTATCACCGACACACGTTGGGCACATCATGTCGTATGCCTTGAAGTTCTCAGGATCACGAGCAAAGAACACAGCACGAGGAAGCTCTACATATGCAACATCGGAGCGACCACACAGAGTGCAGCCTTCCTCATTGCAGTGCGTGAGTATCTCAAATGCTTCTTCGTCCGATGGTTCAGCAGTAATGACTCCTTCCGAATCAATCACTCGAAAGAAATCCATCACAGCGGAAGTGTCCACTAGATCGGAACTCTTAGCATTAGCGAACGATGCTTTGTAGACAACCTCGCCCGTTGGAAGGACTCGGCAAGAGTTAACACGCGACTCGTCTTTGACCTCAGGCTTAGCGCCCTTAGTCTCACCGGGCCGCTTAAGGAAGACAGCGGGGACGCTGGTCTCAGGCTTAGCGTCTGCTGCTTCTTCGATTGCTTCGAGTAATGCCTCTTCTGTGAACGGACCTTCATCCATAACAGGAGAGCCGAACATATGTCCGTGAAAGGGCGGGGCAACCGCAAGCTGGGGACGAAGAATCTTCGTCTTATCAACCTCCCGCATCTGGCGTACGTTGCCGAAGTTAAGAGGCAAGGAGTAATGAACTCCGGGCTTGACCTCTTCGATCTGTAGACCGTGACGAGTACGTGCCTTCATTACCTCAAGAAACCCAGCCTCAGATGCCCAGTACAGGGTGCCGTGATTGAGACCGAAGAACAAGGTGCGCTCATTGTTGCGGATAAAGTTGAGGGTATTGTCTCGACGATCGATCCACGTGAGAGCAAAGGCACCCCATCTGATACGCTCAAGCACCTCGTCAAGAGGCTTGGTGTTCAGCATGTTGAAGATGTGCCAGCTATCACTAGCCTTGGTAGTTTGCTTCTCCTCCTCAGTCAGATTCCCAGGCACCATCATGGCACACGTACCATTGTGTGCACCGACGATGTTAGAGAACATGAAGGGGTGAGCGTTATCCTTGGTGACAGCACCCTTGGTGGCAGCGCGAGCGTGACCTAGCACATACCGGATAGCTTGATCGGGTCTGTTGACTAGTCGATTGCCGTTAGTCACACGATAGAACAACTCGTTAGCAAGCAGCAGGTCCTTGTAGATAACAATGCTGCCTGGACTCTTGTCCTTCTTAGCGCTGGGTGCAAGACCGAACGCCAAGCCTGAGCTATCAGTACCACGGAACACAGACAGAGTGCTGAGTCCGAACACTAGCTCAAGTTCAGGTGTAGAAAGAACGCTCGATGCGCCTCCGAATAGACCACAAATAACACTTACTCCTTTGGCTTTGCATTGAGATAGGCTTGTCGAGCCTTCTCAATAGTGTCGAACAACCCGAGAGATTTAACTTTCCCACCAATAGTGATCTGCGCGCGATACTTGCCCGTCATCTTATGTAGATGTACGCCTCGAACTCCGGAGGTTTTGTTATCTCGATTACAATTGCTTACGTTGTGAAGGTTGATAACATCGGACACATCACGCAAGTTCTCGATCCTATTATCAGATGGGTCTTGATTGATGTGATCAATGTCTCCCTTAGGCCACTCACCTTTCAGCAAGAACCAAATGAGGCGATGTTCAAGAACCTTCCGGTTCTTATAAGAAAGAAAGCGGTATCCATTATTGCCAACCCATCCTGCTCTTTGTCCATTGCGGTATAATCCGCCGTCACGGTATTCAAGACCACACATTACGCTGCTTGCTCCCCATATACTGAGGCCATGATGTTCAAGAATAGATTGCGGAACAGAGCACGGCAAGGATGTGTTTCATGTTCACAGTACTCAGGGTGAGGCTGGAAGCACAGAGTATTAGAGTTCTCATAGAACACAATCTCAGTGTCGTGGTACTTTCCCTTGCCTACCTCAACATCGAACTTGGTGTTACCGAGCCATCGTTCAGTAGCCCGGTCTGCCATGCCGATGATAGTAGGATCACCAGTGCGAGAAGGGATCATCATCTGGTGATGAGTTGACGTAACAATGAGGGTGCGTTCACCCTTAACTTCTTGCATCTTCTCATCAAAGAACAGACGCATTAGGTGCGAGGCCGTGTGGTTGTTCACATCCTGGAACAACGTGCCACCGTTCATCACGTTCAAGAACTGAGCACCACGACAGATGCCGAACTTAGGAACAAGAGGATCGAGCATACGATAGATGCGATTCTCTCGCATGTCTCGACGCAGGTTAGTGTGTGTAGTGGGGTGCTTGTCGTGTCCATACAGAAAGGGAGTAACGTCCTCACCACCAGTAAAGACCGCGAAGTCTGCATCCTTAAGATGCTCAAGCTTACACGTAGTATCGTAGCCCCACTTGTTGAACATGGTAGATACCATGCCATCAGGCGCAGGCATGAAGCCCAGCATACGAGGCGTAGTTTCTTTAGCTTGCGTCATTACGCAGCGTGTTCCTTGAGTTTGTTGATAGATAGATCAAGAGACTTGGTGTTGTTCTTGTTCTGCAATCGCATAACTTCTGGAACGTACACCTTAGTCGTGCTCTGAAAGATGTGAGCACGGATTGGCTTAGCCTTCTTAGCCTCGTTGGCAAGCCCAGCCTTGAACGCATTCAACCAGACAATCAGCTTAGGACCGAAGCCCATGCTTCCATAGTATGCACCGACTGTTACGTACTCGTTGGCTTTGGTTGCATACCAGATAGCATTGTTAGGCATGTACCCAGACATATCCTTGAGAGCCATGTCATCCTTAAGGAATGGCGTACCATCACGAAGGTTCTTCAACATCACATCCACGTTGGTAACTGTGATTGGATAGTGTCCGATGCTGTAGCCCATGTACTCTGTGTTTTCGACAGAGATATCTAGGTTGCCGTTGCTTATGGTTGGAACAACGTAAGGAATGGAGCACAGGATAAGTGCAAGGCAAGGTTCAACACCATCTGTTACTAGATCATACCACACCTTGACACGCTTGGTGTGTTCGTATGGCATACGAGTAGCAATCAGGAAGTTGAACAGCAGAGGCGCACTTGTGTTGTTGTCGATAGCTAGGGCAAACCAATCAGGCACGGTATTGCCTGCAACATTGTCTTTCTTGAATCGAAAGAACGAGACAGGCTCACGATCCTTGAATAGCTTACGCCAAGGTGACTTATCCTTGTCGAAGATGAAATCATAGAACGCTCGCCGTGCCTTCTGTGATCCACCACCTGAGCGAAGGACCTCACAGAAATACTGGAACTCTCCGCCCTTTTTGTAGAAGTCTTCGGCATACGTTGAGCACACCATAGACGCAGCCGTAGCGTGGCAAGGACCTTGGCCAATCTTGAACAGGCCTACATCTGGATTAATCGGGTGCTTCTCAATGTACTGCGCAACCGTGTCTTTGATGCCGGGCTTAACAAGAGCACAAGAGAAGGTGATGGTGTAGTTATTAGCGCCACCCTTTTCCATGTACTCTTGAGCAGCTTTGAATCCAGGATGTTTATCGAACGTCACGCTACTAGCTCCGAAGAGTAGAGAACGAGCCGTGCATTTCATCCTCGTCACGGTCATTATCAACCGTGATCTTAGGCGCAGCATTGGCCTTAACCTGACCGCTAGCCATCTGCACCTGATCCTTCTCGGACGCAGTAGCGACAGCCTTGAGGTTGTTGAACACACCGCCGATGGCTTGCACTTCCATGAAGATCACCTTGTTACGGGCAACCGAACCGATGCGGCGATCATCGGCATCACGAATGTCAGTGATCCTGACACGCTGAGTGATCTCGATCTCGTCGCCTTCCTTGAGGTCGGAGACACGACGCATCTTGAGCTTGGTCTTGACCGTGACTTGTTCGTCCTGGTCTTCGGCTTCGACCTTGCCGAGTATCTTATCTAGCAGAGACATGTTGTTACTCCGAGAATGAGAACTTGTACCCAACCCAATCCCCATCAGGGATCAGTTGGCTACGGTCGGGGATGCGTCCGTACTCGTAGATGTACACCTGAGAAGGTGGCTCATCGACGTTAGCTTGGACGGATGTGTAGTTCACCACCACCTTGCGACGGTGATACATGCGGCCCTCGCCTTCGAGACGATCCAAGGTACGGAGCACGTCGTCATTGCAGGCAAAGACCTCACCACGGATAGTCGAGCCTGCGGCTCTGTCGTCAGTGGTGGGAAGGATAGCGCCGGGGTAGCCATCGAGGGTGTACATTTCACCGGGCGTAGTACCGTAGCCGATGAGCGTAGACTTACCCTTCAGTGCCCATTCCCAATTGCCCATGCCGTGACGGAGGGTACCGTACACGAACACGAAGTTAGTTTGATCAGCGGGTAGAGACATGGTTCATGTATACTCCAATGAGAGTGAGAGCTATGCCAAACAGCACAGCGTAATCAGTAGGGATCATAGGTTCGCTGCCACTGCGGCAAAGAAAATCCCCGCTGCGGTTACAGCGAGGCCAGGATGTATCAGGAACAGACCGATGAAGATGAGAATCAGGGCGATCAGGTCAACGTAGAATCTCACTGAGCGAACCCCGATCCGTTGTGGAACCGAGGCAGATCGAGACGAGAGGGCTTCGGAGACACAGGCTTAGCTGCATCAACGATGCGACGAGCGAACGTCATGTCGTTGAGCATGAACCAACCTGCTGCCATGTAGTCACGGTATGCCAGATCAGCGTCGATCTTGTCCGTATAGATGTGCTTCTCGAACGGACCATCAACTCGGATGATGTAGTTAAATCCTTGCTTGAGCTTCTGCATTTTGAATTTCCTTGATCCATGCAGGTTGAGGGCGACGGGTATAAGTGAGTAAGTCCGCCTTTCCTAAAGCGTAATACCTACGGTAGCTAGCCACAACCGAGGCATCATTCTTATACTGGTCAGGCATAGCAAGAGGCGGCTTGGTTAGACCGTGCTCGGGCTGAGACTCGGGATTATCAGACAAACAAGACAATAGACTCTGACTCTTGTGTGTCTTGCCGTATCTGTATGTGTACTCTTGACACAAGGCATCGAAGTGCTGGATCAACCAGCGATAGTTGGTCTTGCTTTCTCGTACCCACCTAGCACTAGGATGATTGATGTGCGTAGCCTTGTACATCAGAGGCGTAGCTGTGCCGTACACATGATGACAGGTACTTAAGAGTTGAGCACTCTCAAGTATCATCTTAACAACGTGCTTGTCGCATTGATAGCGAGCAGCAAGAGAGGGATGGATATGGAGAAAGAAGATGTTCACGTCAGACTCCGATGAGGTAGCGCACCACAAGATACATTGCGTACAGGGACACACCTGCACCAATGCTAGCCAGGATGCACACAAGCACCACGATCCAGCCGAGAAAGCTGGTGAAGTTGTCGGTCTTCATAATGATAGGTCCCATGTTACGGTACCACCACGTTGAGGAACTCCAGCATCGCGATACTAAAAAGCCCCAGCACTATGAGGCTGAGGCTAAGAGCAAGTATGATCTGGATTGTGTTCTTAACGTACGGATGCAGGACGATGCACACCATGAGGTATAGCATCTGTCCGATTACTTCAGCGATCAAGCCAACCTCCCTTGGAGGTGGCATGCAACAAGCGAAGCTTGATTGCTCATGTTATCACATCCACCAGTTCTTGGTCATCTTCATGGCCTGATACCCCAGGTAGGCAGCATCAACCACCACAAGAAACCAGATCAGTGTTTGTATTACAGTGTCACTTAGGTCCTTGAACATCTGGTTCCCCTTCGAGAACGTAGTCTTGTTGGAGACAGACGAACGTAGGTACCTCCTTGTACATGCGAGTAGCGATGGCCTTGAACTTGTTGCCTTCGCGCTTGCAATTCTCTTCCGTCTGGAAGTTAGGTACCGTAGCCATCATGTTACCGATGATCAGGATGAGGGTAAATGTACTCACAGTTAACTCCGTTAACAGTCTTACTTGACTGTCCTTAGGTTGGTGTGAACTATCTCACGAGGCAGCCACACAGTTTCGAGTGCACGTCTTGCGTTGTTACGTTCGGTTGCCACGAGGGAGGCACGGTGCTTCCAGTAAACAGCTAGAGCACGGGCCTCTGCCCCATCCTCGGTTAGGACACTGACCTTGGATGTAAGGTAATCGAGGTACACTTGGTTGTCTTGTGCCTCACAATGGAGGTGGTAGTTCACTGCTACGCTAGCGCCTAGCAAGACAGCCAATAGGAAAGAGACAGCACGCATGAGACACACTCCTAGTTATTGTAGCACTGAGTAACCACATACACCTGACGCAGTATCCTATCCGCTTCTTTGCGGGCAAGGTGCAGTGTATTGTGGTAGGTCTTGCCTTTGTTCTTGATGTACAGTTCCCACTTACCTGTCCGCATGTGATAGCTAATCGTACCTGATACGAACGTGCTGTCTCTGACACAGACATGTTCAAGGTGAGGTGCATTAACTATCAGAGGGAAGCAGAGATAGAAGTCAGTCATGTCAAGCCACCTGTTCATAGATAGAATGGAAGGCAAGACTCTGCATTGCAATCATCAACTTGTCGTAACTGACAGTCGCTCCAACCTTGAGCGTACCAGTACGATCCTTCATCACGTCGAAGAACCCATCGCTCCGAAGGAAGGCGATGAGATTACTACGTTGAATAGCATCCCTATTCTTGAGGAGAGAGGGAGCCATCCATCTGTCGAAGATCATCACGTTCACGTTAGATCCTTGATCATCAGATTGTTAAGGGGAACGAGACGCCATCCCTCACGGCGTAGCTGTTGCATCGTAACGTTAGACACACACAGTTCAGGGTCGTCGTTGAATGACAGGTATGCCCGACGATCCTTGATCCTTAGTGTCGCATCCTTAAGACAGTTAGCTCTGCCTAACCCATCCTTGGATACAGAATGATCCAGTCTCAAGTGTCTCTTAAACATAGGCCACCTAAACAAAAAGCCCCCACCTTTTCACAGGTGGAGGCGGTTTAACTTAAGGTCAACTTAAGGTGTACTTGTACCCTCAGGGTAGGACTCTGACTTCTATCCGGTCGGGATCAAGTACATCTAAGGACAACTTAAGTTGTATTATACAGGGACGCTAACGCTTTGTCAATCTAAATCTTTTCGCAGCTGTGAAAGATTCATCTTGACTTAGTGTCTCAACTCGGGATCGTACCCTTAGTTCTGGATCAGACCCAGTTCGGCTGCCACCTTGGCATGCACCGTCATCGTGGACATAGGCACCGTGCCACCGGCGTCAAGTACACGACCGACAGGATCAGGGATGCAGTTCTTGACGATAGCGTGCCAAGGAATATAGGCGTGCTTACCCTTGCGGGGCTCAGTTCGCAGGCCCTTGCGTGTAGCTCTCAACTTGTGGAGGGTGAGAGTAATCAACGGGGGCATGTCACGACGAGGGCGTTCCGTCTGTTCGAGATAGACGTTGCCGATCAGATGCTTAGCGTTCCGCTCAGTGCGTGATGGGGCACGGATAGCAGACAGCGCAGCAAGAGACGTCGATTGAAAGACTAGCATTCGGTATCCTTCCAGGGTAAGCATGGTGGGTTGATCTTCTAGTTCAGCCGGCGGTATGGTATGTGTTAGTTCAGGCAGGCAGTGTCAGCTTCGGTCCAGCCTTCGACGACAACTTCCGGTCCGATCTGACCGGCAGGTGCAGCCTTCAGATAGAGGCGCTTAAGATCAGACAACATGCCGTCATCGATCTTAACCTTGTCTGCATCGGCGTGCTTAGCCTTGACAGACTCAGCCTGCTTGACGAGAGCACGGATACGCTGCTCAAGATCGAAGCCAGCGAAGGGAGCAGGCGCTTTCTTGGCTGCATCCCAAGGCTTGTCTTTCATCATCTTGCCCATCACCTTGGCCTTGCCGTCAACCTTGACAGCATGGGCAATGAGAGCACGACGTTCCTTGTTCACTGTGAAGTGCTTGACTTTCTTACCCTTTTCAGTCTCTTTCTCTTCGACTGAGGCGCACCCTTCGGTGACGAACCATTTCTCTAGAGAGTCAGCACGCAATCCGTTCTTACGAACGATATCGCATAGCGTTGTTGCCTTAGTGATATCGCCGTGCTCGACGGCATGCATGGTGATCATGACGGCAAGACTCTGAACGTCGGTCTTAACCGAACCCAGGCGCCTGCCAAGTGCAGCCAATCCCTTGTCAATGAGAGCGGCCGAAGTTTTCATAGCTTCCGACATGTTATCCTCTTGTGGATAGGATTGTGACAATGAACCCCACGATTGGGGCAAGAACGAGACACACAATCAGGTTGGCTTGCACGTCTAGCATGGACAAATAATGTACGAAAGCAAGAGACTGCATAGCGGACCCCTAGTTGGTTGTCGTTGACAACGGGTTGTGCATTACCCTTGGAATGGAAACACGCATAGCATTGTTTCCCCAAACCCACGTAGCCCTAAGGATACGTAGGCTTGAAGCTACAATGTCAGTAGCATTAGCCAAGCATTGTCAGGCTTGGCACTGTAGTCGTTAGACGATACATGTTGCTTGATATGGGCAAGGCGCAACACAATCCACCGATGCTAGGCAATCGCTCTTTACCGTAAGGATTAGGGATTGTCTCAAAGTGCATCGGCTTATGTGTCACGGCCCACAGCTTACAGCCATGTACCTTGTCCCGGTCTTTCGACTTGTATGGACTCTGCCCGCATGGCCCAAGTAAACAGGGTGCGGCAGCATAGCGATTACTCGCCTTAGCTCATGCTGCCCTAACTAGGGGCTATCGTGCTAAGCGACATTGCGTCGCGGCATGGTGCACGTCGAGTCGGACCGGGGGTGCGACAAGTGCCGGTTGACCTAGACCCTGTGTACCGCCCTAAGACTAGGGCCACCACTAGGAAAGGCAAGGGAAGCATCCGGACCTAGAGACTAACGACAACTAGGGCGGACTGCCGGGACCTTAGCCAGCTTGGACAGGCTGGCACTGTACCGAGTTGGGCAGTGCTAACCGCCGCTCGATGATTAGACTATGCCAGACATACCCTAAGAACAAGTTAAGCGGGAAAGATTTTCGATCACGTTAGATCACAAAGCAATCACGAAAACGTGATCCAAAACGGATGGGAACCGGCCCCAGGTCAACCAATGGTTAACAAAGGGTTGTCAAGAGGTGGCTGTGTAAAAGAAAAATAAATATATTCAAGGGGTTAACGCGACCTGGAGACGGTAGGGGGAATTTGCATACTTTCGCAACTACGAATGCTTAACAAATGGTTAACAACCCCTGAGGCCAGCCCCTACGGTAGCCAGGTACCGCCCTCCCATGTACCGCCCGGACCCTACGGGCCTATGCAACGGTTAACATATGGTTAAGGGTCGGGTGGTAGGGGCAACCCCGGGGGAACGGGGGGTCAGGTCAGGGGGGAATAGCACCTTCGGAAAATCGCGGCAAAATTTATAGCCTGTAGGAAGAGGGGGGGGGGGTATGTCGGAAGGGAAGGTTCCTTCCTCCTAGCACCTTCGGAAAATCCCGCCAAAAATTTTTCTGAAAAAAAAGTGAAGAAAGTTGAAAAAAGGTGTTGACACCCCCCTCCGGTTGTGCTATATCTCGTCTATCCCAGGGCTCCTAGCCTTGGCACCGACCTCGGAAATCGGATGGCAAGGGGGTCCTGGGATGCCATTTCGGTAAGGCCCTCATCACAGGGTTAAGGAAGTTCCCTACGTTCCGATATAAGGGTAGAGACCTAGGTTAAGGGTATGCAGCCTAGGAATCTAAGCTACCTCACTAGCTTCCATCTTACTGATACCCAAAGACGTAGACGGCAGGAACCTCTCACAAGGGTGCCTGGGGAGCTACAGGCAAGCAAAAGCCCTATCTCCTCCGCAGGGTCCTCTACTAGCAGCCAACGACTCAGATGACACACACCCTACATATCCAGGCTATATCTTCGTAGCTTCTACTACTCCTGGATTCTGGTTAACTTATAGAAGCTACCTACCCGGTACTAGTGCACCTAAGGTTATTGTCTAGGGTTTCCAAGCCTAAGGCTACCTACCCAACATGGGGGTCATCTAGAACGAGGCTGCTATCCGACTGGGCAACGTGGTTGTTCCTGGGGGGAGGGGGGGTGTGCCTAGGCTCCACATAAGTTGAACTACGGTCGGATAGACCGACTATAGGCCGAAGAAGGATCAAAGTTATATCTAAGTTCAGAGACCCTGTATCTCGTAGATGGCTGACTCACAGTCTATTCAAAGAGACTACAGATACCCCAGGCTCAGCTATGTTCACCCTGAAGGATCAAGATGATCCCTCGGGGTTAAAGTCGTTAAAGAGACTCTATCTAGAGATGGAGGACCTCACAGAACTAGACTTCGCTAATAAGTACCTGGGGGGATGGACACACTGGAAGAGACTCCTGAGCTCTAAAGAGATCAACGTACACATAGCCCAGTGGAGAGAAGAGCTAGAGATCAAGCTAATGGCTAAGGGCCTCAAGGTGATCAAGGAAGCTCTCTACGATGATACGTCTAAGATGTCTGACAGGATGTTTGCTGCTAAGTTCTACGCTAATAGAGACTGGGAAAAGGCTCTCAAGAAGCAAGAGCTAAACAACCCAGGCAAGAAGAGACCAAAGAAGAACGAGCTAGTTGAGAAGATCAACAACCTAGCTGACGAAGACTTTGACAGGTTGTTTGAGCAAGAACCTGATCCTAAGGTAGCAAACTAATGGCCAAGATAACTCTAACGGACCTGACCAATCTCTCGAACGAGACATCAGTTGTCAACGCTATCAACAACAACAATGCAGCTATTGAAGCTGCTATTGAGAACACTCTAAGTCGAGACGGTACGACTCCCAATGAGATGGAGTCTAACCTCGACATGAACAACTTCCGAATCCTCAACCTGCCTGAACCTGCAAATGATAAAGAGCCTCTGCGCAAGCAAGACCTAGCAAGCCTAACAACTATTGGTGTCTCGGACCACGGCCTACTCACAGGTCTATCAGATAACGATCACCCACAGTACGCTCTTGTCACAACAATACGTGAGCGACTCACTGGACCCAGAACTTACTACGTTAGAACGGATGGAAGTGACAGCAACACAGGTCTAGCCAATACTGCCGGTGGTGCTTTCCTGACTATTCAGAAAGCCATTGATGTGGCCGCAGGTCTCGATAGCTCGATCTATGACGTAACGATTCAGATTGCAGCAGGAACCTACGCACTAGGCACTGGTCTAGTTGGTAAGAACATGGTCGGCGCAGGCCAGATCATTCTACTAGGCGATGAGACGACTCCTGCTAACGTGGTGCTTAGCACATCGGGCGCAATGACAGATCTAGTAGGCAATCTTTGCTGTAGCGCCCTATATACTAGATACAACGTGCGGGGCGTAAAGCTTACGTCCACCGGCACAGGAAGCATGTACGCGCTAAACGCTAAATCCGGTGCTAAGATCGATTTTCAAAACGTAGACTTCGGCGGAACTTTCACGGGGCACACAAGAGCGGACGACACGGCCGTTATTACTGCCACCGGGAATTACACAATCTCCGGCAGCTCCGGTGCGCATCACTCTTGCGTCGGCGGGGCAGTTATCCGCGTTCAATCCAGAACGATAACGCTTACAGGGACGCCTAATTTCTCTTCAGTCTTTGCGGATTTTGTTCGCGTCGGAATCGGCTTCCTTAACGGCAACGTCTACTCCGGCTCGGCGACAGGCGTACGGTACAACGTATCCGAAAACTCAGCTGTTACCGTTGCAGGCGCGGGAGCTAATTACTTTCCAGGTAACTCGGCTGGTGCTACAGCAACAGGCGGACAATACAACTAAGGACAAGCTCAAATGGAATTTAATTACACACCTCACGATTGGTACTGGATTGTCGCCGGTGACGAAACAAAGGCTTGGTCCTCTCTAGAAGCCAAGTACGTGGAGACCTACCCTTCTGGTCAGGTAACTCGGATTGCTAGTGAAGAAGAGCTTCGTGAAGTTCTAGCTAACGTAGGAATCCCTACCAAGGCTCCAGGTTACGTTCCTGTTAGTGTCTACATGTGGCAAGCCAAGGCAGCCCTCGCAGCCATCAACAAGCTAGAGCAAGCCAATGCAGTTATCTCTGGCTCTAACAATGCTATGCTCACCACAGCGTGGGAATACGCTCCCTACATTTCTCGTAAGAACCCAGCGGTAGCAGCTATCGCTCAGGCAATCTCTCTTACCAGTAAAGAGGTAGACGCTCTGTTCATTGCTGCTGAGCAAATCAAGGTCTAACACGACATGGCAAAGTTCACTCCTTCGCTTCTTAGCTCGTTAACTAACGAGACTTCGGCGGTAGCTATTCTCAATTCAAACCTTAACGCTATCTCTACAGCGATTGAGAACACTTTGTCTCGTGATGGCACATCGCCCAATACGATGGCTGCCAACCTAGACATGAACAACTACCGCATTCTCAATCTTCCAGCAGCAGTCAATGATAGTGAGCCAGTAACTAAGGCGCAGTTAAACGCAGCTATTTTGGGAACGTATAATCCAGGAAGAGAGATTCTTTCAGCTAACCGCACCTACTACGTACGCACAGATGGCAATAATTCTAACACCGGCTTAACTAACACAGCAGGTGGTGCTTTCTTGACCATCCAAAAAGCTATCGATGTAGCAGCGGCGCTAGACCTATCTGTCTATAGTGTTACAATTAAGATTGCAACTGGAACGTACAACGAATCACTGGTGTTCAAATCCTACATAGGTGCTGGTCCCATCACGATAGAAGGCGACACAACTACACCAGCAAATGTTGTGCTTAACTCGACAGCCGTAGCTATGACTGCTGCGACAGTTATTGGAAAATACCGATTCGGTGGCCTCAAGGTCACTGCAACAAGTTTTGGTATGTTGTGCATAGACGGATCAGTCGTAGAACAACACGCTCTTGTAGATTGGGGCGCATGCTCAATCCATAAAGTTATCACCACTAACGCGACTTTTGTCGAGTTGGCTGGTTGCAATATTACCGGAGCAGCGGCGGCCCACATTTACATGCTCACTGGCGCGGCTGTCGTTCTTTCCGCTGGTACAATCAACATCACAGGCTCTCCAAATTTTACAGTAGCTTTTGTATTCGTAGCTACCGGCGCAATTTTAAGTCGCGGAACCTCATACACCTATGCCGCAAATACAGCCACAGGAAAAAGATATAACGTAGATAGTAACGGAGCCGTAAGCACGATTGGTGCCGGGGCCTCGTTTTTTCCTGGAAGTATTGCTGGCACCACAGCAAATGGCGGACAGTATATCTAATGACCCCAGAAGAGAAGTTCAAGTTAGTCAAGGAGACCGCTGAGAACGACTTGCTCTTCTTCATCAAGCTAGTACATCCCGCTCGTGAGCTAGGTGCTATCCATGAAGAAGTAATCACATGGATGACACGTAAGGACGGTAAGAGCCACAAGCTTCTACTCCTTCCCCGTGATCACCAGAAGAGCGCAATAGCGGCCTACTACGTAGCTTGGCGCATTGTGCGCAATCCAACGATCCGAGTTCTCTATATCTCATCGACTACTAACCTAGCTGAGAAACAGCTCAAGTTCATTCAGGACATTCTAACTTGTGATCAGTTCACTAAGTACTGGCCTGAAATGTTGTACCGAGAGGAAGGTAAGCGTGAGAAGTGGACAGCTTCAGAAATCTCAGTCGATCACCCTAAGCGTAAAGCTGAGTTCATTCGCGACCCAACCATCTTTACAGCTGGCCTTAATACTACTGTTGTTGGCTTGCACTGCGATCTGGCCGTACTAGACGACGTAGTGGTTGACGACAACTCAGAGACAGAAGACCTCCGACTAAAGGTTAAGTCTCGCGTATCGTACCTAGCATCTATCGCAGGCACAGACGGCGAGCAGCTAGTAGTCGGCACACGCTATCACCCCAAGGACCTATACGGGGACATGATGGCAATGTACTACGAAGAGTTCGACGAACACGGAAGTGTGAGGGACTCTCACCTACTCTACGAGATTTTCCAAAAGCAAGTAGAGTCGAATGGCGACGGCACAGGTGAATTTATCTGGCCTCGCAAGCAGCGTAAGGACGGCAAGTGGTTTGGATTCTCTGCGGAAATCCTGAGCAAGAAGAAGGCACAGTACGCTAGTAAAGCTTCGTTCCGTGCTCAGTACTACAACGATCCTAACGATCCAAGCGACGCACCTATTCAACCAACAGACTTTCAGTACTACGACCGAACACACATCACAAATAATGGCGGGCACTGGTACTACAAAGCTAACAGGCTGAACATCTTTGCTGCCATCGACTTTGCTTTCTCTCTTTCCAAGCAAGCTGACTACACATCCATTGTGGTAGTTGGCGTAGACTCTAAGAACAATTACTACGTGCTCGAAGTCGAGCGGTTCAAGACCGACAAGATTCAAGAGTACTTCAATCGCCTATTACGCCTACACTCCAGATGGCAGTTTAGAAAGTTAAGAGCCGAGGTTACGGTAGCTCAAACTGTAATCGTTCGTGATTTGAAAGAGAACTACATCAAACCTCACGGCCTCGTACTTTCTATCGATGAAGTTCGTCCCATTAGAAACAAGGAAGAACGCATCGAAGCTATCCTGCAACCACGCTACTCTAACAAGCAGATGTGGCACTACAGAGGTGGTAACTGCTCCCTATTAGAAGAAGAACTAACACAGCGTAAACCACAGCACGACGACATCAAGGACGCCTTGGCTTCGTGCATTGAGATATGCCTACCACCTTCGGCATCAGCCAGCTTCGGTGGTTCACAAAAGCTGAAGTTAAAAATCGGTGGTAGAGAAATCTACAATACACGGTTCGGCGGATTGGGCTAAGCAAGCTTCGCTTGCACAACAAACGGAGTTTGTATGGTTAAGGTACTACACATTGACGACATTCTAGAGCCTGATTGCGTAGGCAAGCAGATCGCTGAGTACTACATGTCTTGGGATCAGAATCGTCAAACCAAGATCACAGAGTGGGAAGAGATTCAGCGTTACATCTTTGCCACAGATACGACAAAGACAAGCAACGCCAAGCTTCCTTGGTCTAACAAGACAACCATTCCTAAGCTGTGTCAGATCAGAGACAACCTCTTCGCTAACTACATTGCTACCCTCTTTCCCAAGCAGAAGTTCCTAGAGTGGGAAGGTGATACTAAGCAAGACGAAGTTCGCATGAAGAAGGAAGCGATTGAACAGTACATGTCTTGGGCTATTGACCGAGACGAGTTCTATTCTGAAGCACGCAAGCTAGTGTGCGATTACATCGACTACGGTAACGCATTCGCCACCGTAGACTGGATTGACAGGAGCAAGAAGACCAATGGAGCGAACCTCCCTAAGGGCTACATTGGGCCTGCTATTAGACGCATTTCTCCT